ATAGCATTTTGATCCCACGCCTCGATCGACGTCGAGTTGTAGTGGTTGGATCTTTGCGAAATTTCCAAGGTTTGCCAATTATGCGCCAGATAGGGATCAGCGCGCGTAACTTGTACCGGATCATCATCTCCATCATGCACGAAATCATCATCAGTCAAATCGTAGACTGGCGCGACATTCGGATTGAAGGTAACCGAGCCGCCAGCAACCAGGGGCCGCGTTATTGTCGCGTCTCCGTAGGGTACGAACTTGAGCCTGCCGCCAGACCAGACAGCCGCTGCGTTGGTCAATTGCAGCCAACGCGTCAAAATGCTGCTCGCGGTCTCGTGATTGACGATCGCCGGCGAGATGGCGAGCCCAGCTGCCTGGCAATAGGTTTGATAGGAGCTACCGCCCGATGATCCTACGAGCGTAGTCGCATCTATACTCGCCGCAGGGAATCCAATCCCGTATTGCGAATTGATCAAGAAATCCTGCACGACGAGCGCAGGATCGGCGTCGTAGCTATTGACGACGCCAGACATCGAAAGAACGCCATGAATCTCGAAATTGAGCGAGGGGAGGCTCGCGCTCGAGCCAAGATCAAACCAAGGCGCCGCTATATAGGCAAGGCCGCCATACGGGAGAGCTTCGCTCTGAAAATTTGCGGTCAGCAGCCCCCATACGTTCTGTGGAGTTGTCCCATCAAATAGGGATAGGCCAAGATTAGCCAGCTCCCCTGTCGACTGCCCGTTCCATACCGTCCCAACGCCTGCGATCGGTCCCTCGCATAGGCCCAGAATGAAGGCCGCGTGATAATCGTAACCGCTTAGCGTCTTGCCGCCGCCGCCCTTTCCGCCCGTTTTCGTAAATTGCGGCTGGGCGCCGAATCCACCCGTCCAGACCAGGTTGAAAGACGTCTTGTTGACTCCATACACGATCGAAATCGGAACGGCGCCGCTTGATGTTTGGATCTGCAGCCCCGTGTATAATGGAACTGAGGCCTGCGGCGTCCCCTTAACGCGAAGAAAACTCATCCGGCCTCCTTCGTCCAAAGGCTGAAATAACGCCGATGCCGCGCCGGATCAGCAAGCTGAAGATTTCTGGCGAGTTCTTCTTCGAACACGACTCCAGCCGGTTGGAACGCGTGAAGAATCGTCAATGGGTCAGCTTTGGTCACCAAAGCTCCATGACTATAACAGCGGCCATACCGAAACACGACAATATCGCCGGGACGCGGCGCCGCGACTTGCTTGAACCGACATTCGACGAACCCGAGATATTTTTCTTCGCTGCGGTGCAGGTGCCAATCCTCGGCGTAGGGCCGTGGGTCCAAGGGCTCGCAAAGCCCCAGATCGACAAACACTCGGACCAATATCATTCCGCAATCGACTCCCGCCCCGCGCACGTCAGCGCACGGATGGTAGGGAGTGCCGATCCATTTGCGCGCCTCGGCGACAACGCGTTCGCGCTGGTTGAATTCAGAATCCATGATCAAACCGCGTAGGTCGATGGCGGCACAAAGGGGAAACCACGAAAATTTCCAAGATTCGAAAACTTCGACTGACAGGCGTCCTTGGTATGATCGCAACCTTGATAGACGAAGAAGGTGTCTCCCACAGCGCACGGACTCAAGAGAGGATAGCCCAGCGTCAAATTGCTCGAGGTTGCAGACTTGACATTTGCCGTCACTCCCGAATTGGCGCCGGTTGTGAAAGTGAGCGTTCCCTGCTCATAGGTCGATGATGAGTTCTCCCAGTTGATGACGGTCGTGGTCGATCCGACGCCTACAATCCCGGTTGCTCCGAAGGCGCTTTTTTCAAGGCCGCACCCTGAATCAAAAAGAACGTGTTGACAATTCGGCGAATAGACGTTGCGGGGCATGTCAATATCGAGCAGAACGAGATCGGAGTTGACCGTGATCTGCGCGGTTGTGCGACCGACGCGATCGACGGTTCCGACACGTCCTTTGAACAAGATCACGCTGCCGATCGGCGGCTCGGTCCATGACAGAAGAAAAGCGCGTTCGCGCTGAATTTCTGCGCCGTCCAGAACGCCAATGCGAATCGCATGAAGGAACGGAGCGCCTCCGAGGATGTCGGTCGATCTCGCCGCCAGCGTTATTTGCTGTTGATCAACGTTGAGACCTACCTCACACTTGAACCTCAGGCCGTCGATCAGCACCGAATTCGCGGCGTAAACATAGCCGTTGAGAGAGATCGGAACATCGGCATTGGTATAGGTTAGCACTAAGCCGGTTCGCAACGTAAACGTATAGCAATCGGCGACAAGCGCGGTTGCGTCGCCGCTGGCGCGCAATTCATTCAGAAAAGATATCAAAGCTGGAGACGCGGCTCTCATGGCTTCACCGACCGGAACTTCAGGCTCTGCACCTGCCAAAGGCCACTCATGAAATTTTCAAAATCGCTTTGATCATCGAGGAATCTACATTGAAAGGCATAGGCGACGTCCGCCGCCACAGTGACGCCGTCTCCTGGCGCGGTTGCGAATGTGAGACTGTTTGGTTGGGCGATTGTCCAATTCGGACCGGCGTGCGTAGCGCCAACATCTGCGAGGCCGATAAGAAATTCCGGAGAGCTGGCGCCAAGAGAATATGATGGACTGGAAAAGTAGACGCCTGAGCCAGGCGCGCCGGCGTAACTCGGCACTTGATACGGACTTTCAACATATAGATAGCATCCGGTCGACGCAGTTGCAGCCATTACAGTTGAAACTGAAACAAGATACCATCCGTTTCCGACATATGCGGCAACCGAGTCCGTAGGATTGAAACTCGCTGCCTTCGCGCCCGTGCTTAGATTAACTTCCAACGACGGAAACGTTACGCCGTTAGGCACGCGAAGTCTGCAAGCGCTACGCTCCGCGGCTTTTACATAGGCGCTAAAAGTAACTTTGGTTCCGACAGGCACGACGCCGATCGTTTTATACACGAAATGCGGCCCGTTCGAACCGTCCTCAGCGAGATGATATTGAGCTTGTTCAACGCCGCTCAACGTAATTCGCGGCGTCCCGATCGCCCATGAAACAGGCTCATTATATCCCCCGAGCGCGCGCGTGAGCGTAAAGTCCGTTTGCGCCCCAGTACCAATCCCAATGCTTTGATCAGCGGCAAAATTGTCAGTCGGATCAATATAGATGAACGCGCCATATTGACCGGCGCATTGAAGATAGAGCCCCATCAACACCTGGAGGCTGTTTACGCCAAGGCCCGGAGCGCTTGAATTCGAAGCGAGGGCATCGAAAGTCAATTCGAATTCATATAGCGGATATGCATAGAACGGCGCCCGCACCTCCCGACCTGATACATGGCTTGCAACCCGCGATGAAAATGTCGGACGCTTATGGACCGACCAGCCCTGCCCTGGAAGCGCCGGAAACATTGGCTTGGTCATTCCTTTACTGTCCTCAGCTTCAAGGTTTGCAGCGTGAAAAGCCGAGCCATGAACTCCTCCAGGTCTTCCTGATCGTCGGCGAAACGACAAAGGAAAGATGAGCCGGCGCCAAGTTCAAGCGGCGCCGGAAAAATGAATGGTTGGTCCTGGCCCTGCATCTGCGCATAGAAGCCAGCAAGCATTTGCAAATCCATGTTGACGCCGCCGCTCCGCAAATGATCGAAACTGATATCTATCTCCCATGTAGGGAGGCGCATTCGCGAAAGACGGGTCGCGCGGCCAGACACATGGTCCGCTGCGTTGGTTGCGAATATTGAATGGTAGCGCACGCTCCAAGATTGTCCTTGCAACGTCGGGAATATGGCGGGCGTCGACGGAGCCGGCGGCGTAGCCGGCATCGGCGCCGAGACGTAAGGCCCTTTGCCTCCAAGCCAGGTGCCCGACCGCCAATTGCCGGCGTCGCCCCATACATCCCCACGCATGGGAAAAACCGGAAAGGGGCGCGCATCCCAGTTCCAGACCGACATGAAACTCGGCTCGATCATTTTCACGCCCGCGGAGGACGTCTCGTTCTTGCCGTCAACAACCCAATATTCGTAGACCGCCTGCAGAGCGAGGAACGCCAGATTCGGGTCGGCGCGAGGTCGAAAGCTCGCGCCATCCACCGGATCCCAGATCGACCAATAGGGGGTTGCGCTCTCCGTCGACTTTGCATCGAAGAAGGCGTTCGGCTGATTTGTCGCGCGATCGCAGCTCGGGAAGCCATATTCGGTGAAGGCGATGGATTTCGATTGCGCAAACCATCGTGTAAAAGGTCCATGCGGAGCAAAGCCGTCGCCTAGTCCATCGTCATAAATAGCCTGGTGAGGATGATTCCACCACCACCTGATCTGCTTGTTGGCAAGCAATTGTTGGTTCGGAAAATAGGGATTGCGTGACTGCGAAAGGCGGTCGCCTTTTGGCAGTGATGTCTGTAGATCCGAGCCGCTCGGGTCGAGGCCGCGTCCCAGATTGTCGCTATCGAAATAGAACCAATTATATTTTTCTCCGCCTTCGATATTTGCCTTGATATAGGCCTTGCTGTAGATTGTCGGAGAGCCACTCAGTCCAAGTCCGTTCATCTCATTCGCTGACGGCGGCCATAACGTCGGCGCGGGGCGGTCCCAGTTCACGATGTCGAGGCCTTGAGCATTCGTTGTCCAGTCGGACAGCGGCATATAATTGTCGATACAGACGAGATCAATGTTTGCATGCGCGTAAAGCTGATCGAGATGCGGCCATTGTCCATTCGCGCCCGGATGCTGATGCCCCATCCACACGGACCAGTCCGCCGCGTAGCTGATAAGGTTGTGCATCCCCTCTATATCTTTCACGAGCGATGCGGCATCGAAAATGGCCCGCACATCGTCAGCGAGCTGGATGAGCCCATCCACAAAGGGATAATCCCACGTGACTTTGCCATCGGCGCCGATGACGCCCGCCTTGGTCCAGGCCGGTCCCCTGATTGTCTCTAATCCGCGGAGCTCCGACCCCAAGAGAAAAAGATCGACGCCTCCGGCAGTGA